CTGGCTTGTCTCAGTTATTCGGTGGCTCAGACTTTGAGGAAGCTGCCCACAAACTGGTAAGGGATGTGGAAACCAAGCATCTTGCCGAGGTTCAGACTCTTTGGAATGCAACGAATGCTGCCACCAAGAAGATTCTCCGTGATGGCTTCAAGGCTGGAATGATGAGCAAGGATACCTACGAGTATGTGAAGGGTATGTATAGCCACTACATTCCTCTCCGTGGATGGGATGGCACTACTGCCGACCAAGTATGGGACTATATCGGTGGCGGCAAGGGTGCATTTAATCAGACATTGAAGACTGCACATGGACGAACCTCTATCGCTGATGATCCTATCGCATACATCGAGAATATGGCAGAGAGTGGAATCCTGCTGAACAACAAGAACTGGGTGAAGCAGCACCTGATGCTCTTGGCGCAGAATCATCCTACCTCCCTGCTCACCCTGAGCAAGGCTTGGTATGTGAAAAGTACAGATGCCAACGGAAACGAGGAGTGGATTCCTGCTACTCCTCAGATTATTTCTCAGATGAATAGTAATCAGGTGAAGGCTGCTATTGATGCTTTTGAACAGAAGATGGAGCAGATGGCTCAGACTGGTGATGCTACCCAGCAGAGAGATGGATTGAACATAGCCTATCCTCAGACTCATAGCGAGGAGAGAGAACATGAGGTGCGAGTGATGAAGGATGGCGAGGAGTATGTAATCTACGTGAATGGTGACCCTCAGTTGGCTCAGGCGATGAATAATACCAGAGCACACCGAGTAAGAGAGATTCAGAGCGGCAAACTGGATAGGGCTGCTGCTTGGTTGGGAAGAAAGATGGCTGCTGCCTACACTAGTCTTTCTCCTCTCTTTATCCCTTCCAACTACTTCCGAGACCTGACTATGACTCTGGCTTCTACCGCTATTCGTGAGGATGGCAGATACAATTATCTCCTCAGAAAGAATCTTGCTACCTCTTGGAATCTCGGTTTCATGCTGAGAGACTATCAGAACGGCAAGTTGAGAGATAAGGTAAACAACGGAAACGCTACATCAAAGGAACAGATGTTCTATGACTTTATGATGAATGGTGGCGAGACTGGCTTTGTCTCTTCGCTTGATGTGGAAGACTTGAAGAAGAAATTCAAGAATGACTTGAAGGATTTGGATAGATGGAAGGCGAACCCAGTAAAGGTAGGTCATACCATCATGGATAGTATCGAGTTCCTGAACAGAATGATTGAGGATAGCAACCGATTTGCGGTCTATATGACTTCCATCCAGTATGGTCGCTCCATTGATGAGGCTGTGAATGATGCCAAAGATGTAACCCTAAACTTCAACCGCAAGGGTACTGGCGAATACGGCTGGCAGATGATTAGAAACCTCTATCTCTTCATCAATCCGGCTGTACAGAGCTTGCAGACCTTGGGTGCGCTTACCAAACATCATCCTTTCAAGTTCACGGCTGTTACTGCAGCTTGGTTGGCGAGTGGTGTGCTGGTTCCTATTGTCAATGCAGCCCTGATGAGTCTGTTGGGCGGTGATGATGATAAGGATAAGTATTGGCAGTTCTCTAAGTGGGATAGACGAAACAATGCCATTATGTGGATTCCGTTTACCAACGAATATGTGAAGATTCCGCTTGCTCAGGAGTTCCGTGCCTTCTATGGCATAGGCGATATGATTGCTTCCAAGATGATGGGTGGCGAGCTGGCAGAGGAAACTTGGAGCCAGTATGCAGAAGACTTGCTCGGTCAGGTAGTGGATATGCTTCCGCTTGATCCAACTGGATATGATGGCAACATAGCAGTCAGCCTGATGCCGAACCCTATCCGTCCTGTCTTTGAGTTGGCTTTCAATGTTGATTTCACTGGCAAGCCATTATTCAAGGAGACAGAGTACAACAAGTATGACCCGAACTTCACCAAGGCATACGTGGGCACTCCTGATTGGCTGGTACGAGTATCAAAGATGGTTAACTCAATCGGAAACGACTATCCTGATGTGCAGCAGAATGCCATAGATGCTTTTGGAGACCCAAGATATAATCTGAACAACCCAGCGGTGGTTGATCACGTCTTGTCTTCCTATCTCGGTGGTGCTTACACTATGGGCAGTCAGGTGCTCGGTGTACTCACCAAGTCACTCAACGACCCGAAGGAAATCAAGATGGCAGACATACCATTGGTAAGCAAGTTCGTGAGCAACCCAGATGATAGACCAGTCACCAAGAAGCAGGGTGATGAGTTCTGGAATATGAAGGAGAACCACGACCGTGCAGCCAATACCCTGAGCAAGTTGAAGAAACAAGCTAAGGTGGATGGCGATTACTCTATGCTGGAGCGGTTCTACGGCTCAGAGGAATACAAGCAGTATAAGCAGGAAGATGTGAAGGTGAAGAAGTATGAGGAAGACAAGAAGAAGGAACGTGCCGAGGAGAGTGGGGAAGAGTACAGACCTCACAAGTTGAATGCCGAGGATATATACAAGGCTCACGCTACTCCGAAGGATGATTTCGAGGATTTGAAGCTGAAACAACTCTACACTAAGCTGAACGGATTCAAGACTTCATACGACCTCTTGCTTGATACGGCTCCGAGTCAGAGCGATGGCTACTACAACACCAACAAGGCTGCTATTGATGCCATTGACGAGATTTCCCTTGACAAGCAGGAAATTTCCGAGTTGAAGAAGGGCTTCTTGGAAGATGGCAAGGATGCCTACAATGCCGAGGATATGAAGAGAATCCGTGAACTGAGAAAGCGAATCCTCTCCGTACTGGAGCCAGCCAATAAGGTGGTTGTGGTTAACCAGAAGGCGAAGGCTGAGAAGTAATATATATATATGACTATCCCCTGAAAGTGCTAGGCTTTCGGGGGATAATTGCTTTCAATCTGAAACTTTTTACTTATATTTCTTGTGTAAATCTGTTAATCTGTAAGTATTTATAAAGTTTAACTATTAAAAATATCCTAAATTGTTATGTTCCCATTATTTCTTTTTATATTTGCAGCATCTAAGAATATCTGAATCTCAGGTGATTACATCAGCAAAAGATTATCCAATCATTATAAACCTCAAATCCGCAACCTATAGGGTTTAGTGGGATTTTGCTTGCAAAGCGACAAAATTCATT